GGCATGGTAGGCCGTCTCGTAGTCGGGCAGATGCTGGACAATGGCGTGGTCGTCCACGGTGTAGTGCCAGCTCACCATATCGCGCTCCCCGGCGTCGCTGTCCAGATAGGCCCCGTGGGCCGCGGCATCGGCGCCCTTGGCCGCGTTGCCGGTCTCGTGGATGGTGATGTAGGTGTCCGGGTTGGTGTCCCTGCCCGGCCGGTTTTCACGCCCATCGGAGATGATATGCTCCTGGATGGCGAGGCCCGTGTCAGTGGCCCTCTGAGGGCCCTCCACGGCCTCCAGATAGGCCAGGGACACCCAGCCCTTATCCGTCCTGCCCCAGCCGTCCCGGGCCTCCAGCACGTCCACCACGGCCCCGCAAGGGTACGCCCCCGCCTTGCCGTAGCCGGTGCCGGGGCCGCTGCGGATGTTGACGCCGATGCTGGGCGTCACGGTGTACTTGCCCATACTCTCCTCCTTGTCCGGCGGCTGCTGGCCGCCCTCCGTCGTCCAGATACACAGATAACCCTTGACCCGCTTGCCGTTGCTGATGCGCTGGCCGTCCCCAAAGTCGCAGTTTGAGGAGCTGCCCGCGTCCAGTCCCAGGGCCCGCAGGTTGGCCGCCTGGTCGTATCGGCAGCCGATGCTCACCAGCTCGTCCCGCAGCGCCTCGGGGGTCTTGGCATCGCGGGTGCCGTCGCCGGAGCAGTACAGGATCACCCGTGCCCCGGCCAGCAGGACGGCGGAGCGGCCCCGGGTGTCCCCGTACTCCGGGGAGTAGCTGAGGGCCTTGCCCGGCCCTCTGGTGGGCGTCAGCAGCTCTACGCCGCTGAGGTAGGAGGCACCGCCGTTGTCGGGTACGATGTCCATGCGGATGTCGGCGCCCTTGTCCCAGGTCAGCCCCCAGCAATTCCAGCCGGCCGTGGCCTTGACCGTGCCGTCGATCTTGAGATTGCCGACGGGCTTCCCGGTGATTGTGTGATAAAACCAGGCGTTGAGGATATACTGGCACCCGCAGGCGGCCTTGACCTGCTCCATAGACCGCCCCCTGGCCTCCACCAGGGCGGCGCGGGTGATGTCCGCCCTGGTGATGACCGCTATGTACTTACTCATGGTCGCTGGGCTTCTCGCCGTTGATGGGGCCGGGGTCGGCGGCGTTCTCCATCAGCTCAATCATGCCCTGATAGTCCTTTGCATTCCACAGGGCGGCCAGGGCCTTGACGTTACCCTGGCGCTTTCTGATCCAGGCGTTAAATTCGTCGTTTTCCGCGGCCAGATCTACGCCGTCGCCCAGGGCTGCCCAGTCAGGCCGGAAGGCCGCGGGCAGATTTTCCGCGCCGATGTCCACCGCCCTGCCGTGGCGGATGTTGTTATGTACCATGCTGCCGCCTACACCCACATCTACATCGTTGGCGTTGGCGATCGCGTAGCAGGCGGGGGTGAGTTCGTTCCAGTTGATGTTTTTCATAATAGACTTCCTTTCTTTTATCCAGCGATCCCGCTGTTGATTACTGTTCTGGGGCAAGCAGCCCGGCCAGCTCCTGGTACTCCTCCGGGGTGAGCCGGTCGGCGGCCAGGTAGACATCCATCTTCTCCTGGAGGCCATCGGTTCGGTTCTTCTGGATGAGCAGCTTGCAGAGGTTATATACGGTTGTCATGCTATCTCCTTTCTCATGTGGCAACGGTGGCGGTGGTGGTGAGTTCCAGCATGCACAGCCGCTCCTCATGGTCGGCCAGCATGTCCAGGGTGACGTCCTCCTCAGAGGGCGGCTGGGGCTCCGGCTCCGGCTCTGGAGGCCGCTCAGTGGGCGTGACACCCACCAGCCTGCCCTCCTCAATCTGGAGGTCACACCAGCCATAGGTCGCCCACACCGCGTCATGGAGGTGGGCGGGCACCTCAATCCAGCCCTCCAGCCAGCAGGCGCGCCGCCCGCTCTGGCTCTGGATGGGATGCTGTCCGGTCTCCAATGGGTCGATTTGGATGATGGTCATAGGTGGCCCCCCTTTCAGCCGATGGCAAGGTAATAATATTTGTGTCTTTTGTCGTTTCTCTGAGCGTTTGCATGACCAGTAGCATACCACGTTATAGTCTTACCGTCTGATGACTTCTTTGCATAACTGCCGGAAGGGTCACCAAAGCCTCTATACTGCTTAAACTGTGTCGTTAAAGCTCCTGTGTATATAGAATAGTAATTATCAGAGGTGACCCGCTCCCCTAAATTACTAGCGAAAAAACCATTATCGAGTGTTTCTTGCCAACCAATAATAAGCAACTTGGGGGCAAAGTCAAACGTCAGTGATGTCGGGTTACTGCTCCCCCATCCGGTTCCACTGTTATAATCTCCCGTCCCCACATAGCTTCCGGTGACCACTGTCGCTCTCGTTTTGATGAAATCCATATATGCCGCCACGCTTTTCCCATCCGGCATAAATACCGCTTCGGCCAAGGTCTGCGGGAAAATATCACAGTCCTGCCCCTGCATCCGCTCCACCCGGTACGGGTCAACAGGCAGCGCCAGAGGCGTCTTGGTGTATGTCCAGTTCCGGGTCTGATTCACCGCGCCGCTGGCCGCCTGCACGCTGGCCTTGATGGTGATCGCCCCTGCACCGGGGTCAAGCATCGACACAGGGATAGTGATCGTCTGTCCGCTGGCCGGGGTAAGCGTGCGCTCATGGCCGTTGATTATCTCTGTCACTGTGATGGGGCTGCCCGTATCGCTGGTTACAGAATACGTCACTGGTGCCTTGGCGGTGCCAAGATTACCGTCAGTGCCGGAGATAACGAGGGAGGATACAGGGACAATACTCACCACATTGGACACAGTGAGGCCGCCGTATACACCGGAGATACCGGCGGAGATACGATATTGCACGCTTGTCCAACCGGATTGCACCGTGTCGGTATAGGTCAGGCCGTCTCCTGCGTAAACCTGCGTCCAGCCTCCGGAATCCACCCTGCGCTCCAGTTTGTAGCTTTCCGCGCTGTCTGCGGCCTCCCAGGAAATATCGACCGCATGGCCAATCATGGCGGCACCTGGAACTGTGATGGACGGCACACCGGGAACTGCATACTTAAATACATAATAGTAGTTTCCACTAATTCCGTCTTTTGGATAGGTATTTTCGGATTCACTGGTCACATCTTCAATGTACACGCCCTTCTCTTTTATGGTCTTGACACCATAATAGACTGGATAGAAGATTTTCCCAGAGAGTGTATCAGGTATTCTATACGCCAACTTACCAGAGCTCGAAATCCAGCCTGCTGTTTTGTTAATTCCGTACGCTTCTTCCGCGTAATACACACCGTCTCCGGCCATGGCTCCATCAATGGCATATGGGTATTGAGCTGCGTCATTCTCCCTACTCATTTCAAGTGCGTTATTGAGGGTATATTTCCCACTCACAGCGCTAAAGGAATAGCTCTTACCAACCCAAAAATTATTGATATCCCCTTGTTTAGGGGCATGCGCAGAGTGATCTTCCTCATATTTGACATTCAAGTTGTATTTTCCCCAGACATAGACCTGTGCCATTACCCCTCACCTCCTGTTCCTGTATAATCCGCCAGAATCAGGCCATAGAGCGTATTTGCCTTCCGAGAGGCCGGAGGCACCGCCTCCTCCACCTCATAGACTCCGCCGATATCAGGGAGCTGCTCACCTGGCACCTTGCCATCGGGCCCCAGCGTCGCCAGTCCCGAAAATGCCTCTCCGATCTCTTTAGCGGCCGTCTGCGCGGCGTTGACCTGCTCCATGAGGTAGTTGTAGCCGTGCTGCTCGCTCAAGCCCACCTCTGCCCCGGTGGGGGCCACGGTCTGTCCGCCGGTCCAGTCCTCCGGCAAGTCCGCCGGAAGCGGAGTTTTGATCGGATTTTCAGCCATTGCTTACCACTCCTTCCGCTACAGGGATAATGTGCTTCAAGACCACATTCGTGGTAACAGGGATATACACGGTGGAGGACGTGAGGATATTCCCCTCTGCATCCAGCAGTTCCAGGGCGGTGATCTCTGTGGCCTGGGACGGCATGATGGTATAGGTGACGGTCAGCTCCGTCCCCTCCACGGTCTTGGTCAGTCCGGTAATCGCAACTGTTCCGTTGACCCGGGCGGAGGCCACATCGCCGCTGACGAAGTTCGCCACACCGGCCAAGAGGGCCTGCTGGATGGATGGCGTCTCAGGCATCTTAATCACTCCCTCCGGGCCGTCGGTTGCGAAGGGCAGCCGCCCCAGCTCCCACGCCCCCAGCTTGTAGTTATAAATTCTCTGCGCGGACGAAATTATCTCGGAGAGCAGCAGCCCCGTCCGCACAAACGGGGCGTTGACCCACACGATATGCGCCGGTTTGATACGGTTGATGGTGAAAGCCAGCTCAGTGGCGTAGTTCTGGTTTTGGGCCGCGCTTTCGATATAAAGTGTGTAGTTTGGGTAGTCTACCGTGACCTTCCATTCACCCGGCCCAATCAGCTCGTCCAGCTTTTGATAGAGGAATCCCAGGGTATAGGGCGGACGGGTAGAAATGCGGTTGAGCACGCGGGTCCTTCGGAATGCCAGGCTTTCCACCTGTGGGTTTGGTACAATTCGGAATACCTGCTCCCACATGCCAACCGCCCTCTCGTCCATCGTCTGGAAAAAGAAATTGTCAGCCACACCCACGATTTCCTCCGCCAGGGCCTCAAACTGCTGCTGTTCGGTCAAGCAGATCTGCTGATAGTCCAGCACCTCCCGGTACCACGGGGGCAACAGGGACAGCAGGCTGGTATCCAGCTCAATTGGATTCATTCAGCGTCACCGTCCCTATCACGGGCACCTGCTGGGTTTCGCCCGTCTCCGTCAAGAGGAGATCTGCCGTACCGCCGTTGAGCTGCACGTTGGTGGCGTTGACCACGCCGGCCACCCCTACGATAGCGGCGGTAACCCTGGCCACGTACACATCGGCAGCGTAGGACACGTTGTTGGAGGACACGTTGGCGTCCCACCCCTGCCGCACACTGCGCAGATATGTCTCAATGGCCTGCTCCACCGGTTCCTGCACCTGTCCGATGGCATGTCCGGCGGCCAGCAGGAGAGTGGCGGAGACATTCACCGCCAACTCTGTCGGGGCCACCGCCGTCACCTTTGCCCCGATAGGGGCCAAGCCCAGCCCCAGCCCCTGGTTGGGGGGCGGGTCGATGGCATTCTGCACCTTCTCCACCAGTGTGGATGAGGCAGGCAGGAAATCCGCCCCCAGAACGGACAGCTTCACAGTGCCACCGCCGCTCCAGGTGGGGTATACCTGCACCCCGCCCACGCCGTCAATGGCGAGGACGTTCTGGCGGTAGTCGGCAATATTGCCGCCAAAGGGACGGTTATTGAGCGCCTCAATCAGCCGTTCCCGAAATGCGCTGTCGGTCTCCGTGTCGTCACCAGGCACCAGGATATCCGTAATCTGTGCACTGGTCAGCCCCGGAATGGCGGTAATCGGCAGGATGGGCCCGGTGTACTCGTTTCCGATGGCGCCGGGGGTCTCCGCGGTAAGCTGGTACTGGTTCCCCGTATCGGTTGCTGCCGTTACGGTAAAGTTGATTGAGCCCGCTCCGTTGATAGTGGAGAACCGGGCTCCAATGGGCACAGAGGTATTGAACACGCCCAGGCGTACCGCGGCGGAGGCCGGATATCGGGTCAGGCCGCCAATCACAGCCAGCATATCCAGGGAATCCCCCACTGCTGTCTGCACGAAGGCCGCCCGCTGTACCTGATCCAGGCTGAGATAGAACCCCGCCAGGGTGTAGGCCGCCGGAGAGATGGCCGTCGGGATGGGGGCCGTGTCCCGCTTGTCATAAGTATCGGGCACCCGGTCCAGCATCTCCTGACGGAGGCTCAAATAGGTCTCTTGAGTAAAGTCAATCATGTACTCACCTCACAATAAAAAATCCCGCTGCCTCATACCGAGACAGCGGGAAGATGGTTATGCGGTTAGTCCCTTCGCACCGTCCATCCCCGGAAGACACATCTGTCCGGGAATTTGGCGGTTCAGGGAAACGGGAACCGGAATGTTCCAGGTGACGAACACGTCTCTTGCCATTGCGCCCACCTCCTGGGGCGTACTCCCCATATCCAGCATCACCCGGCGGGTAACGCGAATCAGGTTTGCAATTGCGTTGGGGGATACTTCCGGGGCAAGTCGGGCGGGTACAGTGTATGTCCCATGCTTACGGAGCGCCGGGAGAACTTCTTCCGTTACCCAGGCGGTGAACTCCTCCGCTTCCGGCTTCTTGCTTTGGAAGATGGCGCGGTAAAGGTTGCCCTCATTGACATACAGCATACCTTGGACACCGCCAGCCGTAAGGGTGTTGATTGTATCCACCCCCTCTGGCTTTAGTCTCTTCCTGCAATCAGAAACCCGAAGGTCAAGCGGCTTACACACATCTGCCAAACAGAACCATGGTTCACTGCCCCGCTCCACAGCCCGAATACGTCCAAACTTCTCACTATTAAAAATTTGCAGTTCGTTCATACAGTCGCCTCCTCCACTTCCCTCAACAAATCAAAGGCGGAACATTGAATCAAATTCAGGACAGGAAGATACACAGAACCCATGCGGTTGAAGAAGTTTCCTTCCAGAACACCTTTGGAGCTAAGATGCTCTTGTTCCATATCCTCCATAACCAGTTGAAGCGTTGACACGATGTTGTCAAGGGAAAATCTTACGCCATCTATGTCGAGTTTGTTTTGCATCTAAAAAACCTCTTTCTTCTTGCCATAGACAGGGAGGCCGTGTTACAATGTATTTGCCTCCCTCTATGGGCGGTGATTTAAACAGTCCGCTTTTCCTTGACCGGGGGGCGGGCTGTTTATTTTTCTGTTGCCAAAAGTAGATGCACTCCCTGTCTAATCGCTTCTCCCTTTGAGATATTGTGGCGTTCACAGTATTCTTGCAGTTTTTTTTCTGTTTCTGCGTCCAATCTCACAGAATAATTGATTTTTTTGGGGTTATCCAACTTAGGGCGTCCAGTACGTGGGCTCAAATCATCACCTACTTTCTGTAACGCATTTAATGTTAATATATGCGTTACAAAAAGTCAAGAGGTTTTCCAAAATTTTTTTGCTGTCTCGCTATGAGGTTGTCAAGGTGCAATCTGGATAGGTCAGTTTAGAGTGACCTCCACACTGGTCTGCATCTCTCCATATACTGTGCTCACGGTGAGGGAGGCCCTCAACATATCCCCTTCCACGGCATACGTAAAGCCGGAGATCCCCCGCACCCGGTCGTCCATTTTCAGCGCCTCGGTGATACGCCGCTGAAGTTCCGAGGCCACATACCCCGGGTCCTGCCCGATGAGCCCATCCCACTGCATCCCGGAGTAGGGGGAATAAATCTGCCAGCGGAACCGCTCCATGTTGAGAATGACTTCCACGGCCTGGCGGACGGACTGCCAGCCGTCGCAATCCCCCTGGATGCGGCTGGTTTCCTTGTTGATATACCACGTCCTGGAGGGCTGGGAGACGAAGGACACCCCGGCGGACAGGTCGATAGCGGATGTAGGCAAAGTCGGCATCAGGCTTCCTCCTCAAAAATCCGGGACAGGACGATGAACTTCTGCCCGTGCTGTACCCGCAGCAGGAGCACTCTGTCCCCCTCCTCCAGCCTGCGGTTCAGGATAATAAAACCGTCCTTGACAGGCAGCTTCTTCCCGTCCTCCCAGCACACAATGTCCTCCCCCTGTAGGGCGGCGTCCGCCCCCTCAGAAACCAGAGCGTATTCCCCCAGGTAGGAGCCGTCCAGTCCCGTGGTGGTGGTGCCCGCCGAGTTGGCATGGGTGTGGGAGAGGGTCTGAATCCGGTGCCTGTGGGCCAGCACCGGGATTTTCTTCTCAATCACCGGCTCAGTGAGGCAGAGCTGCCTCCGTCTCAAGGGAGATGTGGCAGGGTTAATGGTGATCTCCAGCGGTTCTTCTCTGGTCACCGTGCCCACCCGCAGGTCTGTTGGCTGCCCGGCGGCGGTGTTCTCCTGCATCATCTGGTACAGAACATCTTTCAGATCCACGCACTCACCTCTTACACATGTTCCAGCCCCAGGGTCTCAAACTCCATTGTGTGGTCGTCATTTGCCCAGGTGTGGGTCACCTTCTCCAGAAGGACGTATTGGTCGAGATTGATATCCCCAAGGCCCTGCACCTTCATGAGCACCATCTGTCCCGCCCGCAGGCCGGGCACCCCCAGGGAGGATACCTTCAGCGTCCGCATCCGGCGGTTATAGCACGACAAGGTGGCCCGGGCCTGGGCCTGTATCTGCGCGTCATTCATGGTGCCATCCACCGTCTGGTAGAGCTGGAGCATGCCCCACTGTCCAATTGTGGCGCTGTCCTCCGCTACGAACACATCCGCCCTGCCGGTCTCCTCGTTGGGCCGGGCCAGTTTGACGTGGTTGTAGGTCTGCTCGTCGATGTCGGTCTTGTAGGTGTAGTCGGTCAGCAGGGACATGTCGCCGATGACCACGTTGGAGACCATATCCCGGGGCTGCCGGAGGGCCAGTCCGTTTCCATCATCGAACAGTACATAGATGTTCCCGGTGTTGAGCAGGGTCTGTTGGATGGCTTCCCCCAGGATATCCAGGCAGCTCTCGTCCTCCTTATAGAAGTCCGGGATAGCGTACCCCGTATCCGCTACCTGCCCCACGTCAATCTGGAGGTCGGCGGCGATCTGCCGGAGCATATCCCCGGCGGTCTGCGCCTCAAAGTTATAGGATGCGTTGGCCTTCAGATAGCGGATGCGGTCGTAGCATGTGACCTGAATCTCCCCCCAGCGGTCCTTGCTCTTGGTAAATACCCAGCCGTAGAACTGGAGCTGGCCGTCCGCCGAGAACCGGACGATATCGCCCTCGGCGAAGCTCAGATCCCCGGCTTTCAGTACATTGAATTTCAGTGTGCCCGGCGAACCGGTGCGTTCCGTGCTCCAGGTAACCTCCGGCACGGAGTTGGATATCTCCCACATCTTTCCGCCGGACTTGTTGGCAATAATCAGCTCTGTCTTCACGTATCGCTCACCACCTGGAGGGCGTTTTTGTCTATCCAGCCCAGGGGATTCCCGGCCTCGTCTGTGATGTGGACGCTGGCGGGGCGGGTGGCGTCTACAATCCGTGACACCAATACCCTCCGTCCGGAGGCCGTGCCGTGTGGCTCATCCCCGTAGCTGGTATAAAAATAGGAGCCGTTGGCAATGCACGCCGCACCGGCATAAAGCTGTCCTTGCGGGATTGTGCGGGAGGGTTCCGCTGTGACTTCCACCGGCATCCCCGCGGGCTGCCGGCCGCTCTGTGCAGAAAGAGACTGCGGGGTATAATCCCGATACTCGGTCAGAGTCAGATCGTAGTAAAAATCGCCGGTCTCCCCTCCGCGCTCCTCGGTGTTGAACTGGGTGACCAGCACTTCAAAGCCGGTGTCGCCAGTCATGAATGGCTCCCCGTTCTCATAGTACCGCACAGGGGTGTAGATGATGGGCGCCTTGTCGTTCATGGCGCTCTCAAAGAACTGGATGTAATACTCAGGCGGGTGGAAGGCGCCCCATTGATTGCTTCCAGAGAACTCCCGCCCGGGGAAAAAGGAGGAAATGGTTACCTCCCGCAGCTTGGGTATGCGGGGGATCATGATGGGGCCGATGCCCAGCACGTTGTATTCGCTGTTGTCGTTGTCCCGGGCCACGGGCAGCTTTTCCGGGTTCACCGGCAGGCGGATGACCGTACCGTCCCGCGTGAAAAACAATCCGAAGTTATTGACGGACATACCGGCCTCCTCTTTTCTTATCCGCTTGCGGGCCGCGCCGTGCTGCGCGTGGAGCCGGAGGCGGTCTGCTCGATCAGAATGTCCCGGATGGCATTGGCGAGGCTCTGGCGGTCGGCGGCGGTCCGCCCGGTATTGGCTCCGTTGACCGTGATCACCGGAGTCTGTGCCGTCAGGTTGACGTTGTTCACATACCGCCGCTCCGCCACGTCCACCAGGGATTTGATGTCCTCGTCGCTCATCTTGACCGACTTCTCGATGCTCCCTACGCTCCCGGCGATATCGCCCAACTGGCCGGAGAGCTCGTCGTAGGGCACGCCGGAAAGAGCCGCGCCAACGGCGTCGTTCCCATTTCCGCTGAACAGATTGGCTCCCCAGTTATAGCCCGTGTTCCAAGCGTCTCCATAGTTGAACCGGTAATCAATCGTCGGTGCATTCCTGTCCAATGTAATAGCGTTTTCGTTTTTGCCCCACTTGAGGACGGAGTCTTGCAGCGAAGTGAGGCCGGCGGTCCAATTTGTTCCGAAGATGGCGTCAATAATCTTCGTCACAACTTTGCCCAAATCTAGAAACCAGGAGATAATATTTCCGATTAAATTGGCGACTGCCCCGCCGAACGAATCAAACCCGCCGTTCGTAACATTCAGGACCCATTCGATGATTCCAAGAAAAGGCGTCACAAAGATAGACCATACAGCCTGAATGATTCCATTGAGCAATCCGATGACTGTATTTCCAATAGTCGCGGCTACTGTGAGCACTGCTCCGGCAATAATTCCAGTGGCCGACACACTGGTCCCGGCGAAGTGATTCACCGCCGCCGTCACTGCGTAAATGGCCCCGATCACCAGCGCAATGATGATAAGCGGCAGCCCCCAGGTGGTCGCCATGACCGTCCTAAGCATCTCCTGTGCGGTTGTCAAGGCCGTAGTCGCCGCCGTGCAAATCTTGGTCCAGTTGGCTGCCAGAAGGAACACGCCGAACGCAGCACCCAGGCCCAGGACAATGGGGCCCACTAGGTCGATATTATTTGCCAGCCAGGAGATTGCATCCAGCACCGGGTCAAGGGCCTGAATGGCGACGTTCTGGAGCATCGTCCACACCTGCGCCCAGGTCATGGGCATCTGCTCAAACTGGGCGTTGGTCTCCTCCGCCGCCCCCAGCATGGCGTTCTTGACCACCTCCGCAGTGACCTTTCCCTCGCTGGCCAGCTCCCGCATCTCCCCGGTGGTGACGCCCATATACTCCGCGATGGTCTGGGCAATCATGGGGGTCTGCTCCAGCACCGAATTGAGCTCCTCGCCCCGCAGGGTGCCGGAGGCCAGGCCCTGGGTAAGCTGCACCAGCGCGGCCTGGGCAGACGCACCGGAGGCCCCGGAGATCGCCATCTGCTTTTGAATCTGCTCGGCGAAAGCCACCAGCTCGTCCGTTCCTGTAAATGCGTTCCCGGCTACCGTGCCGAGCTGGGAAACAAAGTCCGCCATATCGGCGTAGGCTCCACGGCTGCGCATGGCCGCCTGATAAATCTCCTCCTGGGCTGCGGCCGCCGCCTCGGCGCTGCCGGTCATGAGCCGCAACCGGGCGTTGATGCTGGTGAGCTGGTCGGAGGTGTTTACCAGCCAGCGGACGGACTGCATACCCAAGAAGGTGCCTGCGAGGTTGCGGATCGTACCAAGCAGGGATGTCCCCCGGCTGTTGGTCTGCGTCATCTTCCCCGCAAGTTCTTGCATCTGTACGGCTGTGGCCGCAGCGGCGGTTTCCACATTCATCGTGGAAGCCCGCACATCGTCCAGCATGTTTGCCATCCTCTGCGCTACCTGTAAGCACTGGGTCATGGTGGACGTGAATTTATCCTCCAGAATCAGGGTTTCTCGAATTGCGGCCATGCTCTCACCTCCGATTCGCCCGGTCTTGGGCTTCCTTCTGGTCTCTCATGCTTTTCAGGGCGAACTCGGTCACCAGCCGTTTCTCCCTGGACGGGAGGGCGTCATACCGGGACGGGGCCCAGCCGAGGTTCACGAAGCAGTAATATGCCACCAGCATCTCCGTGTCCCAGCCGGCCCCGTCCATCAGTTTTTTACCTCATCCTCCTGCTCCGCAAAGCCGGACAGCTTCGTAATCTCCTTGACCAGCCGGGCATACTCGCCGGACAGCAGCAATTTACCGGGCACCAGCAGCGGGTCCAGGACGCCGCACCCGTCGCACAGCTCCTTGCTGGAAAAGTCGGGTTCCACCGTGGCGGCCACCACCATGCGGCGGGTGAAATCCACACTGTCCAACTGCTCGATTGTCTGTCCGCCCTCCTTCCGGCGGCGGGTGGCCTGCCGGGTGATGGCGTCGTTCTCCTCCTGGGTCAGCGCCCGGATCTTGAAGGGCACGGGCTTGCCACTTTCGTCCTGAAAGCGGTTGGAGATGACAACCTCCTTCTCCTCCGAGGTAGTGACGGGATGCAGAAATGCGGAAAGCTTACTCATATCGGTTCCTCCTTAATTACCCAGTTGGGCCGGATCGTTGAACGCCTGGAGCCGTGCCACGCGGGTGTAGGCGAAGTTGAAGTCATAGTTCAGCATGGTCTCCTCACTATTCAGAACGGAGAGGGGCACGGTGCCGGTCAGGTGGCATCCGTAATAGGCCATAACTTGGGAGCCCAGTGTCGCCGAAGCGGAATCGGAGTTGGTAATCTGAATATCAAACTCCGGCATGACGCCGGTCTGGATGTACTGGAGCACCATGTCCGTCCACAGGTTGGTGCCGTAATAGATGTTGCCGGTACCCGTCAGCTTGGCCCCGTTGGGCTTGTCCTGGATGGTGCGGGTGCCGATGACCCGCATATCGCTGCTCTGGATTTCCGCATTAGTGGTGATATTCCGCATACCGGCCACCACATAGTTCCGGCCCTCTTTGGTAACCACCACGGAGCCCTCCGCGCCGGTGACGGTGTCTTTTGCCAGCAGATAAGCCATATTCACACCTCCCTCAATTCACGGTGATGGTGACGTAGATCTTCTCCACGCTGTCCACCGGCTGGATCGCCAGGTTGACCACGATGGCGTCAATGGCCTCGCCGGGCTCTACGGTCACGTCCTCGGCCTCAAAGTTCTGAATGCCGTTATTGGCCTGGATGTCCAGCAGATACCCCACGATGGCGCTCTTGAACATCATGCGGCCCTGCTCGTTGTTGTTGACCACGCCGATGTAGCCATCGGAGAACTGCTGATAGATGTCGTTGGCGATGGTGTTCAGCAGCCGGATCACCCGGTTCTTGTGATAGGGCCCGGTGATATCGGTGGTATAGGTCACCAGAGAGTTGATATCCTGCTCCACCTTCACCACCCCGTCGTCGGCAAAGAGGACAAACTGGCCGGCAGTCAGGGCGTCGATGTACCCGGAGTTGGTCAGCTTGGGGGACACGTCCACCGCGTTGGGATAGGCGGCGTAGGTCAGGGACTCGTTATACTGGGCCCCAGCCAGGGCCCCGCCGGCCCACCAGGTCACCTGCTGGGGGGTGAGTGCGGTGCCATCACTGAGCACAACGCCGCTCATGATGTTGACCACAAAGCGGTCGTCCGGGTTGGTGAGCCCCGCGGCCACCAGTTGGGTATAAGCCCCCTCCTCCGCCGCCAGGCGCTTCACAAAGGCCACCATCGCGTCCTGCACGGTGGTGTCGGCGCCGTCGTAAATGAGTACGTCGAATTTGTAGGGTTCGATGGCTGCCAGGAAGTCGGTGTAATCGGCGGATGCGGGAGAACCATCGGCGCCGCCGGAGAGCGCCTTTCCCACCGTGGCGGCCAGGGCTCCGGTACCACTCCAGTCCACCCAGTCGTTGGCGGATAGCTCCTCCACCGTCTTTGCGGTCTGCTGGTCCACAATCTCCCCGCCCACCACCGTGGACACGGCGAAAGCATCCTCCGGGTCAGTCAGCTCGGTAATGACGATGGAGATATCGTTGCCCCGAACCCCGGGATACTTTGCGGTGGCCGTCAGGGGCGAAACCTCTGCGCTTGCCTGCTTCTGCCCGGTGGCCCCCAGGCGGTAGAGCAGCAGCTTATTGGGGGCCGCCGTCCGGTTGGTGCCCTTGAAGATCTCGTTGAGGAACCGGTTCTTGGGATTGGTGATGTCATACCCGGTGTAGGGGGTCATATTGGCCCCGGCCTCGATCTCCTGCACCGTCTCCACCGGGCCCCAGCTCATGGCCTCCGCGATGGCTACCACGCCCCGGTCGCTGACCGTGAGCCCCAGCCCCCGGTCCGAGGTAAACCGGATGTATACGCCGGGCCGAATCTTGTTCTGGTTCGTCCAGGTGCCTCCTGCCATATCAATCACGCTCCTTGTCTTTGAAGAATGCCTTGACCGCCCTCTCGGCCTCGGCGATGGTGTACTCACTCTTGCGCAGGACTGCCCCGAGGAAGTCCTGCTGATATTTCGCATAGCGGTGAGCTTTCAGCAGAATCTCCCGCCGGTACTTTTTAGCTTTCATCTTTCAGCCTCTCGTCGTAGTTCATGGCCTGCATCTTGACCACAGCTTCGGGGATAGATACCCGCTCCAGCAATTCGAAGCGATAGTGCAGGGCGTCCAGATCTATGCGCCATTCCCGTTCATGGGCCCGCAGCAGGATGGTTCCCGCCGTCTCCCCGTCGGAGTAGGGGAAGGTCTCCATCAGCAGATCCAGGGTCTCCCCTGCCCGCTGGTACCTCTGCTGCAAATCCGGGCGGTTGTAGTCCTCCAGATAGGTGAGGTCAAGCCCCAGCCTCCGCCGCCAGAACCCGCCGGTCTCCAGGGTCAGGTAGTTGTAGCGGGTCTGGAGGAACATGCAAGGGGTACGGCTGCCTTGCTGGTTGGGGTCTTCGTAGAAGGCCACACTTGGGAAGCAGGGGGCCAAGTAGTCCGCCAGGGATTTGGCGATGGTGGTTACAGTCAGGTTCATTCCAGCAGCCTCCTGATCTCCTTGTCCAGTTCGGCCAGAACGGTCTTCTGGTACGCCTCTTTGGCCTTGTCGGTCATAAACTCACCCTTCACATACCGGGTTTTGGTGCCTACCACCAAGCCCACTTTTCGGGCCGGATCATAGTTGAGTACCCCATTCTCATCCACGTACAGCCCCGGGACAAAATGTCTGTCCATCCGGTGGCCCTGGTCTACGTAAGAGGCGTACTCCAAATCGTTTGCCAGGATCGTGGTGTAAGAGGATCCGCCGGAAAGAGCCCCGCCCATCGGCTCAGGCTTGCTGGCCGTGGCCCAATGTTGTTTTAACCCACCGGCCCGGGTATTAACTCCCCTCAAATCGTTCTCCCTGGGTGGCGTGGCCGCCGCAGCGGCCTCTATGGCCCGCATGGTGGCCCCCTTCGCCGTTTGATAGAGAATATCCGGCAAGTTGGCTTGCGCCTTTTTGAGCTGCTGGATCCTCTGCTGGAGGCTTACCGTATAACTCATGTGGCACCGCCTTTCACCCGCTCCTGCTGGAGCAGACGGATTTCCTGATGGGCCAGTCCCGGCATGATAGCCCCGAAGGGCTCAAAAAAGTGGTTGGGGCCGGAGGCAAAGGCGCGTATGTCCGGGATGCTCTTGCCGAGGACCGCCCCCCGGTGAATAATGAGCTCGTCACCCGCCTGGATGTCCACTTCGTTGTCACACTGGAGCCAGTCCTTTTGGTCTGCTGATGCCGCGGCCTGGCTCATGCGGACCTCCGGCGCTTCCACCTGATAGAGGCGGCAAGGGATATTCCGGTACAGCTCTCTCCGCTCGTGGCGTGTCAAGCTCCCATCCTGTACCGGAACCACCCGCCAGATGTCCACGGTATCGGTGTACCAGTCACGGAAATTCATAAGACATAACTCCCTCCCATGCCCACCAGCCGGGCCTTTGTGGCCAGAAGCTGCCCGTATTGGGTGGCGTTCAGGTCGCCCCAGTCCTCCGTCGCTTTCGTGAGGGCGTCTGTGTCATAAGTGACACTGTCCTGCCCTAGCTTGGCCGAGGCCACCACCCCCACCAGCGCCCCGGTGGCCGCGGCCTGCCCGGGCGTCTCGCTGGAGGGCGCGTAGGTTTTCAGGTAGAGCGTGGCATAGTGGGCCGTATACAGCCCTGCGGCGTACCGCCATCCGTCCAGCCACTTGTCCGGCTGGATGGCAGCATTGGCCTGCCGGATGAACTCATCCAGCATGGTCCTGGGCAGCAAGCTCTCCCCCACCCCGGTAAAGAACTGCGGGAAATCCTCCTGGAATTGCTCTGCCGTGTAATTCCCCGCGCTGTTGCCAAGGTTGGCCGCCGCGGCCCGCACACCGTAAAATTGCGGCTGGCCCCAGTAAAACATGGCTCCCGCCTCCTATTCCTCGGTGGTCTCCGCGCCCCGTCGGGTCTTTACCTTTTTCTCCGCCGCTTTCTGTCCCTCCCTGTCGGAAGTGCCGGAGGGCACAACTTTTCCATCTCTGACAAGGGCCCGGAAATAGTCCGTCTCAGCCGCCCAACCGGGCACAGTCTCCATCATGCCAGCCCGCAGCCGGACGGCAGCAGAGCCGTCCGGGGCGGGAATGACAATGTTCCGTTTGCTCAGTACAAACATGCGCGCCCTCCTCAGATGCCGTCCACGTACAGGATAGAGGTGGGGTAGAAGAGCTGCACCTCGGAGAGGTTGGCCATGTAGGCGGTGTCGTAGCACACATTGGCCACGTTAGGGGCGGACATGATGCGGCTCATGGGCACCAGCTCGTCCATCTTGACGAAGCGCTCGTGGTTCACATAGACCACCATCCGGTCCTTGTCCCCGGTACCCGCGCCCTTGCACCACCGGGTGGCCCCGATGAAGAGGGAGCCGCCGTTCTTGGCCGCCGCGTTGTTCTTCAGCAGGAAGTCATAGATGGTCTCGGTGGCCAGGTCGGTAACCATAGTGGTGAGGATGTAGTTGTACTGCTCATAGGGAATGAGGATGTGGTTGGGCACAGCAGTCTCGTCGTACTCGTTTGCGGCCCACACAGAGGTAATGGCGTCGTTCACGTCCTTGAGGATTTCCTGGGGGGTCTTGGTGGCCCAGGCGGCGGTGCCCTTTGCGCCGTTGACGGCGGTGGTCTCGGTGGCGTCTGGGTTGTTGACCAAGCCGGTGGTCCCGTAGTCCCCGATACCCACATAACCATTGGCGTCCATGTGCTTGTCGTAGGCCATTCTCACGCCGTCCTGGAGCAGGTTGTCCAGGCTGCGGCCGATGTAGTTGGCCCGCTGCATATCCTGGAACATCACCCGCAGGGCGGCGGCGAACACGTGGGCCTTGTATACCCCCTTGTCCACACTGGCCTGCACCACGGGAATGCCGTTGGCGCCGCCGGCCGTCACGGGGCTGTTGACCGCGCCGCCGGTGATACCATAGGCCACGCTCATGGCGGACACGTAATCCACCCAGCCGCCGCCGGTCTGGATTACGATGTCCCTGGGATAGGTAAAGCTGGTCAGTGGCTTGCGGATCAGGGGGTCGCGCTTCTCCAGCTCACTCACTAGAAAGGCGCCCCCAGAGGCGATGCCGTCGGCGTCCATGACGGGCACGCCGCCCACGGGGGCGGGACCGGCCGCCTTGGGGGTAAACACCCCCGCATTGTAGGTTCCTACATTCTGAAAGCTCATTCTATGTCCCTCCTATCAGGCGTTGTTCATGGTCAGGATACGCAGCTCCGCGACACCGTTGGCATCGGCGGGCCCTGCCCACTGGCAATTGGTGAGCTGCACCACCTTGCCGCTGTCGTCCTCTGCCTCAAAGCCTCCCACAGCGGCGGTGGAAAAGCTGCCGTTAGCGGTGATGCGGACATAGACCGCGCCGCCCAGAGCGGGAGTGCCGCGCTGGCACTGCACATTGATGGCCCCGCGCTGGAAGACGCTCACCGGCTCGCCAGGGGCATACTGGCCCTGACTCTGGTCCAGATAGGTGAGCGCGCTCTTGATCTCAGCTCCGGCCACGCCCACAAACTGGGCCGCGGTTGCGGCCGCTCCCATGGGGACTACCTCTGCTCCGTCGTATTTCAGCGGCGTGCCGAAGGGAATGGGCGCACCGCCTCCGGCGGGGCGCGTGTTTACAATCATGTCAGGCTGCCGGGCGTAACAGCCCGCAAACCCGTGGGGCATTTCCTTGCCGATCACCTGGGGGTTGAGTCCCATAATATTCACTCCTTACGATGTAGCCAGCATCCCCGCGGTGCGGAGCGCGGCCAATAGGTTGTTGAAATCCTGCTGCGTGGGGGCTGCGCTCAGGTCCGCAATGGCGGCCATCTGCTTCACGCCTCCGAGGGTGGCTGCGGCGGCAGCGGGCAGTGTATACGACGGCCCGGCCGGCCCCTGGTCACCCTTTGGCCCTTTGGGGCCTCCGGTCCTGCGGGCCCCTGCGGCCCAGTTTCCCCTTGCGGTCCCGGTTCCCCCTGTGGGCCGGGGTCCCCTTTGGGGCCCTGAGGCCCCGCAGTGCCCTGCGCTGCGGGCACTGGCCCCACATAGGCAATGCGCAGCTCGGCCACGCCATTCCCGTCCGCCGGGCCGCCCCACTGGGCGTTGACCAGCGCCACAGTGTTTTCCCCGTCCGCCTCCGCCTCGAAGTCGCCCGGCTGATAGCCTCCGCTGGCAGTTACCCGGACATAGACTGTTCCATCCACCGCCGGAGCGCCCTTCCGGCACCTTACGTTGATGCACCCTCGCTGGAATACGGAGACTGGTTCTCCCGGGCCGTACCGCCCCTCATTCTGGCTGTAAAACTCGGACGCGGACTTGACCTCCCGGCCGGCCACGCCGATGAACTGGTTTCCAGTGTTTCCAGCCCCCATGGGGATCACCTCGCCCTTCTGCCCCCGTACCAGGGGCATCCCGAAGGGTATGTCCTCCGCTCCGCCCAAAGTGGCGGTGGTGACGATCATATCCGGCTGTCTGGCATAGCTGCCGGAAAAGCCATGGGACATATCCCGGCCAATGGTCTGAGGACGAAGGGGCATCATTCCCCCTCCTTCCCCGCCTTGTGGGGATTACGGGCTGCATAGGCGGCCTGCGCCTCGGCGCAGGCAGTCTCATAGCTGGTGCGCCTGGCCGTGTCGGCGGCCTTCTGTGCGCTGTCCCGGGCGGCCTGAACAATCCCGCTCATCACATCGGGACCCTGGATGGTGGAGAGCAGCGCATCCACCACGCGGGCGCGCTCGGCCCGGTTCTGGATGGCCGCCACAGCGGGGCGCACCTTCTTGAGCAGGGCCACAGCCGCATCCCGTGTACCGGGCTCCATCAACTGGTCCGCCATTTCTTCGGCGGGGATAGTGACCGCCTTCTCCTTCGCCACCGTCTCCTCTCCGGCCAGCTTCTCAATCAGGTCGTCCAGGTCCTCTTCATCGTGGAGGGGGCGCTCTCCCCGGCCTCCCCGGGCCTTCGCCTCCAGCATCTCCAGAATGCGGTCCAGCTTGCTCCCGATGTCGTCGCCCTTGGGGGCGCGCTCCACCATCTCGTCAGAAGCCTGGGCTGCATCACCAGCGGGTTCCGCCTCCGGCGCCTTTGCGGCGGGATCGGCGTCCAGCGCAGTGGCGACCGTACTCACATCGCGGGTCAACTGCTCCAGCTCCTCCGGTGCAGCGTCATTTGCCGCCAGGCCGAAGAACCGGTAGAGCGCCTCTTTGGTCTCTTTTTTCATTCGTTTCAGTCCTTTCTCCGCCTTTCCGGCGGCGTGGTCTTTTATTGCAACACTGTGGCCCGCCCTGCCTCTCGGCACAACCGCCACGTGATTGCCCACCAGGTTTGTCTGCCGGTATCCGTCCAGGTATGGTTCAAACCTGCAATAATAGCCGCAGGAGACCTCCCTCAGCACGCCGCTTTCCACGTCGGAAGCCAGTCCGGGGTCCTTGATAATCAGGTCGGCCACGGTGTTGTCCCCATCCCGGCGCACATGCTCCAGGTGCCCCTTGGAGTAGGAAGCCTGGTTCTCCGCAGCCAGCATCTCCGCCGGGTGCCCCCTGGTGATGTCCTTTCCCTCCAGGCTGGCCAGCGCCGCCGGAGAGAACACGTCCTCCTCCAGGCGGTAGACGGTCACTGGCCGCTCCGGTTCTCCTTCCAGCCCCAGTTCTCCCGCCGTATACATCTGCGTGCCGGTCCGGTTGATCGGCACATCGTAGCAGATCAGGTATCCCTCCGGCGTCTTGACCAGGTGCTCCGAGATATGGGAGCCATAGTACGCAACCGCCATCAGTCCACCCCCGGCACCATTGCGGCATAGTCCGCGTCCCGGCCGGTCTGCCGGGAGATCAGGGAGGAAATCAGCGCCACATGGTCGGTCTCGTCCTTGTTGATCTCCAGCAGCACCCCCAGATCCTCCCGCGGTGCCAGGGCCATACAGGCCAGATACAGCCGCGTGGCCTCGATCTCCTCGGCCAGTGCCCTTTGCAGCAGTTCCAGATAGGTCATGCCGTCACCTCACTTTGCAAATAAAAAAGGAGCCGGCAGGATTTCTCCTGTCAGCTCCATTCAGCTCTTCCCGCCCACCATTCAGGGCGTGGGAACAATATTCAGTTTCTTGCGGGATACCGTCTGCACCTTGATGGTTCCATCCTTGTCCAGCAGCAACTCCACCCGCAGTCCACGCTTGAGCGCGGCCTCAATGGCCCGTATCACTTGCTCTGTCATTTTCCTTCACTCCAAAATTCCCTGTTCCCTTAGCTGCCGCATGGATTCCCGGTACTTCCTATCCATCTCCTGTTCGGTCGCTTTCCGCTCAATCTCATCATCTGTGATACCATAAACCGTCGCCCAATCTTCGGGAGAATCCCCAATATCGGCATCATAGGCTCCCGGCTCATAGACCTCCACAATTGTGGCGATCCGGCCATCCTTAAGTAAAACAGATTCATATTGCTGATATTTTGCCATTTATATCTTCTCCATATGAGCTGTTACAAAGTGGGTTGTTCCATCCGGTCTGACATTCCAGGCAAGCAGTACATTCGCAGGGCTTCCTTTACGTCCATACAGGACAACCAACTGTTCATAACGCCTTCCATGAACATCCTCCCGTTTGAGTACAGAGGGATACCTTGTTGCTGCATCCAGAATTTCTTCCCGCATCTTTTCCCAGTTGTCTTTATTATAGCCTAAGCGGGACGAAAATGCATCCCCCTTTGGATACCCGTCTCTGCTTTCCGGGTTAAAAAAATACCCTGTAAATTTGGCGTCTGCGGCGCTGGCTTTGTCTGCTCCGGGAAGTGCCCGCTCTGGATGCTCTAAAAGCTCGGCCCTCCTGCGGTAATCCAATCGCCACAGACGGTACCGCTCTCCGTCCTCCCGCTTCTGATGCAGGAAGGTCTCAAATCTCCCGGGCACCCGGTCCCCCAGCGTCACCCGGTAGCGCTCCCACTGGCGGTAATCCGCCAGCCATTGGGCCCGGGCCCGCTCTTTTTTGCGGTAAGCCGCAATCTGGCTCTCCGACCGCGGGTCTCGGCTGAACGGGTTCTTGCGGGGGTTGGAGAAATCCTTTATTTTTTGGATCTCCTCATCTGTCCGGCCCGCCGCCGTCCAGGGCAGCAGCACATGGAGGCAGTTGGGGTGTATGTTCAGCCAGGTGTTTGCCAGTGTGTCCGGCCCTGCCGGGTCTACCTTCCCGAACGCCGCCGCCAGGGGCGGGAAGTCCGGGTCTGTGCCGCTGCGGGAGTACACCCGGCCCTCATAGGGTGCGCACAGGGCGCAGGTAGTGCCGTGGCTGGATATCATGTATAGGTCGTGCTCCGGGTCCGCGGTGAGCACCGCCAGCACCTCCGCCTGCCGGGAGGTGGTTCGGGAGACCATCGTGCAGTAGGTATGCAGGCTCCAGTCCCGGCCCGCCTTGTCGGTAAAGGCCCGGACGCCCTCCCGCCGGAGCGCCTGCACAAAGGCGGGCACTGAGGCGTTCACGCCGCGTCCTGCGGCCTGCTGCGCCGCCACCTGTTCCAGCCCCACCCGGCGGTATACATCCGGCTCCACACGGCCAATCAGGGCGGATTGCAGGGTAGCCATCACAGTCATGGAGGCGTCGGTAATCTCCCCCATCAAGTTTGCCGCCAGCCGGTCCACAATGGCGTGCTGCTCACCCGTGAGCACGGCCGCGTTGGCGTAGCCTGCGGCGTGCTTGGCCGCCGTCTCCGGCACCTCCAGGGCCTTCCGGGCCTCTGGCACCCGGACATAGAACTGCTTTTCAATCATCTTTGGGACGTATTCCCAGCAGTCTGATTCCATCTGCCGGAGGATGGCCTGCACCCGCTCCAGGGCGGCCACAGCGTGGTAATCCACCAGGCCCTGGGAGCGAAGCCGCCCAATCTCGTTGATGATGGCGGTCTCCGCTCTTAGATAGATGGAGACTAGCTTTTCTAGCTCCTTTTCATTGGGGGTGCGGTTCAGTGACGGCATTTATTCCTCCACAATTTCGAACAATTCCGGCGGATAGAGATACCCGCTTGGGATGTCCTCATAAGGATTCTCTTCGCTGTCCTCGTCTACAATTCTGTACCATCCGTTCTCTACCGCTGTCACATCATATACCTTTCCATGCATGAGCATAAGCGGGTCGCTCTCGCCAAGAAACCTGACTTTCATTCCCATTTCACCACTTTTACGCTATACATCTCTCCATTTGCCTCGAACCAATGGAGAACAGCTCCCTTTTGGGCCCCAGCATTAAGCACAACTCCGTGCCCTTGTGCCTTCCTCCACTGTGACGCTGGGATTCCTGTTTTGCCCTCCAAAAAATGAGCTACACTTATTGGCTTCTGTCCAGGCCCGCCCGCAAAGATGTACGCATCTGTAATTTTACTGCCCGGCGCCAGCTTATACCGTTCCATAGAGCCGTCCTGTCCCATTGCTGTTACGGTTTGGTTTCTTCCAACGGTTCTGTCCAGGAGGGGAATCTTACCACTTTTGATTCCCTCAGTCAACATTTTTCCTTCGGAAAAACGGCCGTTTTTCTCTCTCGGCTGACCAGGATAATCCATCACTGCCGCGTCCTGTGCAATTGACTCAAAAGGGGCAGATACCTCTCCTCCATACCCCATCCCAGCCAGCGGGTCGCGCAGGGCGGTCACATCCTGGTAGGTTTTCCCGGCGTTGGCCGCGATCTCCTCTTCGGAAATACTGTCAAACATCCCGGTCTCGTCCGCCAGCTTCTTGAGCTCCCTCTGAGCCGTGTCCGCCCGGAACAGGCCCGCCTGAAAGGTATCCCGGATGGCCTGGGCCTTTTTCAGCGCGATCTCCGCCACCTCGGCCGCCGTGGGAGTCCACAGGGGCGGGAAAGTGATGTCCAGCCCGTCGGGTACCGCCCCCCAGGCTGACATGGCCAGGACCGGCAGCAGCTTTTCCAGAATGGGCCGAAGCTTGGCCTCCCGCAGCGTGTCCACGTAGTCATAGTAGTTCCGAAGGTCGCTCTCCCCGGTGGCGTTCATCCCCGCCGGGGAGCGTCCGAACAGCTTGGTCACCGGAATCCGGGACGCGCCGGACAGGTCGAGGCACATGGAGTCGTAGACCTCCTGGAGCCCGGTGAAGGTGTACTGGGTATTCTTAATCTGGTCGCCCCGGTTGACCAACTGCATGCCGAAATTGGACTTCATCACGCTTTGGGCCTGCATCACGTTCCAGAACCGCCTCTGCTGCTCCCCGGACGTAACGGAAAAGAGCTGGTCCAGGTTCTGCACCTCCATGGTGTCCACGTTGGCCCGGAAGGTGAGCGCGGCCATGTTGGCGGCCACGTTGTCATGCTTAACCACATCATTGTATAGGGCCTCCACCTCGGACTCTCCCCAGTACAGCTCCGCCACCCGCTCCAGGAAGGGCAGGTCGCGGCCGGTGAACCGCACCAGCCTTGAGTGGTGCACCTTCGCCACCGTGTTCCCCCTGGCGTCGGTGATGGAGTAATAGGCGGGCACCGGCTCTCCGCCCTCGAATACCAGCTCCATACCGGGTACCACGCCCTGCCAGCGGTCGAGTATGTAAAGCCCTTGGAAGGTACCGGGGTAAATGCTCTCCAGCTCCAGCGGCTGGCCCAGCATCCCCTCCTGTCCGCGGATCATGATAAGTCCGGCGGCGCCGCCGTACAGCCTGCCCCACCGCAGTCCCTCGTTGACCCGCTCCCGGAGCGCCGTCACGCGCTGAACGCGATCCAGTTCCTTCAGGTGCTCCGGCCCCACCGCTCCGGCGGGAGCGAACCACTTCTTTGTCATGTCGTCCGGGATGATGCCCACCACGTTCTGTACTACCCAGTTGTCCCGGTAGAGGGAGTTGAGCAGGGCGTAGTTGTCCGTCATCCGGGTCAGCGGATACTCTGTGGCCTCCAGCGGCGACTGGGAGCCATAGCCCAGCCGGAACAGCGGGTTGGAAAATGCGTCTTGTACGCTCACCGCCTCGGTATTTGGTTGTGCGCCCCTGGGGCGGCTTTTATTGCGTCTGGACACTTACTCGAACCTCCAGTCCGGCAGTGAATTGATGTAATAGCGCAGGGCGTCCGGCCCGTGGTCCCGCTCCTTCAGGGGCTTCTCATCCCCCCGCTGGCCCGCCTTCTCGTCCCACAAATAGGTGCCCAGTTCGTCCAGCAGGCCGGCACAGGCTTCACTGACCAGAATTTTTCTGCGGTGAAACAGGCTTCCGGTCTTGCGTATGCCATCCAGCACCTCATTTTCCGCCGGGATGACATACACCCCCCGCCGCCTCAGTTCCTCGATAAACGAGGCCGCCGAGGGATCTACGATCACCGCGCACCATTCCCTGCCCAGAAAGTCCAGAAGGTCGTCGGCATACTCCTGGTCGGTCTTCTGCCTGCGCTCCTTCCGGCTGTCCCAGCGGTACTCCCTGTCCACCCGGATCACTCCATCGTGGTCATAGATGTCCAGAAACACCGTAGGGTTGGCGGTACCGTAGTCACAGGCCACGGTTCTCTGGGAAACCCATTCCAGATCCACCGGGCGTTCCTGCGTCCGGTAGACATTCTCTGTCTGGTCAAACATGTCGTAGATAAGCCCCTCCGACATGACCCACAGGCCCAGAATGTACCGCTGGTAGAACACCCCGGCATACATGCTCCGGTATCTGGCCCGGGTGGCCTCGTCCAGCGCCGGGTTGTCCTCCATGGTGAAGTGCAGATGGAGGGCCTTGTGCTCCTCCGCCTTTAGAATCCACTCCTGCCGGAACCAGTGCTGCGGCCCCTCCGGGTTGCAGTTGAACCATAGCTTTGCCCCTGTCACGGAGCACCGGGCCATGGCCTGTTCCACAAAAGAGCGGGGCATCAGGGCCACCTCGTCCAGCAAAACCCCCGCCAGGGTGATACCCTGAATCAGCGTGTAGGAGCTCTCGTCCTTGCCGCCGAACAGGTAGAAGCGGTTCTCCCGCACCCCACGCCGGGCCGTAATTACATGGCCGGAGCGGCTGTAGGAAATGATGAAGTTCTGCCGCAAATACTGCACCGCCAGAAGCGGCGTCACAATGTTGCGCTCCACCGCTCCTACCGACTTCCCACAGAGTGCAAACGCGCAGCCGTTGAAACGTCCCATTGCCCACAGGAAGAAGGACAACGACATGACTGAGGTTTTTCCCGACCGCACCGCGCCGTCACAGATAAGCGCATCATAGTCCCGGTATGGGAAACGCAGAATCTCCCTCTGCTTTTCAGAGAAGCCCATTTCCCATCTCCTCCTTCAGCGACGCGGTGATCGGATCGTCGTCCATGTCCTGCATACCGCCGGCGCCCGCCGCCCCCTGCTCTCCCAACAAGTCAAACAGCACCTTTGCCGCCTTCGCGTCGCCCTTGGCCGCCTTTAGGGTCAGGCCCGCAATCACCGCCATCTGGTTATCCACATCCTCCGGTTCTACGCCGTCACGGGCCAGCTTGTTCCATGCCCGCTTGTCCGCCACCGGGAGAGAGAGGTACAGGTCTGCCGCTTCTCTCAGGCTACGCTTTCGCCGCCGTGACGCGCCGGATGCACGACCACCTTCACGCCCGAGTTCTCTCGCTTCGCTCTGGCTTCGCTGATCCATCGGTATAAGATTCTGTTCATTCGGCATGTCACCACCTCTCGGTCGTTTTTTGGTTCCACCGCCTACCTCGTGCAGTAAGCAGCAGCGTAGGGGCCCGATATTACCCGCCTCGGTGCCGGGAGGTAAGAAAGGAGACGCAGAGGTATATACCTCCACGTCTCCATCCTACATCAAGTGTTTGGCTTTTTAAGTGCGTGTTACTCCAGCAGGCCAAAATTTTGGGCTACCAGTTTTATAAAATCGCTGTGCCAATGTCTGGCTGTCTCATAGTGGCATGGTACCATCATCGCGGCCCCCTCCAGGGTGTGGGTCTGCTTGAAAAACACCAGATCCACCACTTGCAGCCGTTCCTTTCCGTTTTCCATTCGTTCCGTCTGTTCAATGGAACGCTGGACCGCCATTCGCTCCTTCAATGAAGTTCCCTGGCAATATCGCCCCTCCAGCGCCGGATAGTTTCGTATGATGGATTTTATATACCCCCACCATCTGTATCTTGGTTTACTCATATCTCCCTCTCTTTCTGGTGGCCCACTGACGGTCATAGCGTCGCCCCGTCAATTATGTCGGCAAGCATGTCGGCAGCCTCCAGCGTCCGCTCTTTCCGGTATCTGGTTATAGCCGACTCCGTTTCTCGCAATGTTTTACTTCGCTTATCAGCTAATTTCTTCTGAAACTCTTCTAAGTTTTTCCTCTGCTCATAGGCATGTCTCAGTTTTCCCTTCTCCCTGCTCCCGGTTGCCCTGTCTATGACCTTCATACGATACCGGGCGTATATGTAGGCCAATCCCTGAAAAAATTCCTGATCAGCCAGCGACAGGCCGTCCGGCATCTCTTCTCCCCGCATGGCTAATCTTTCAAGGTCAGATACCACTCCAGGGTCTGTACTGCGCTCCTCCATCCGTGACATACCTCCCATCGGTATCCCTGCTCCGTCAGGCGCTCCCCCCACCATTTCTGTTCTTGGGAGGCCCGGCCGGCGTCATTTTTCATCTCAATGTATAATCCATGATATCGGCCGCGCGGTACTGGCAAGGACAAATCCGGCACGCCCTTCTTGACACCCATAGCCTTGTCGATGGCGATTTGTTTTGCCCCTTCCCGGGTCTCGTTCTTGATGTGATGCAGCAGGGCCAGCTCCGGCCACTTGGAACGTATGGAAGACTGCTGGCTCCACTTAATCACGGCCTGCTGATGCTTCGATTCATGCACCATCCTCTACAACCTCCACATAGTAGGAGGACACGCCCTTCCCTGGTGCCTTCTCCTTCACTTGCCGGACTGTATAGCCGTTTCTGGCCAGAATAACCACCAGCGTGTCCCGGTCGGCTGCGTTTGAGCATCTGATTTTCATGCGCGTCTCCGCCCCTTCCCTTTTGTCGGTTCGCTGAACAATCTGTTTAAAATCTGCGATGCAGCTCCTTTGGTTAGGCCAGTCGCATCAAAGCCCTTACACCGCCTATGAATAATCTCCAGTTGTTTTTGTGTAGCTGGCCCCTGGCCCCAACGGCGCACGGCGCCGAGATCCCATAAATACTTACAATCCTGATAATCATGAACGAGGTGCCTATAAGCCGAGTCCAGGGCCTCTTGCATCTTCATCCGTTTGCCATTCTCGAACATCACCATTCCCAAAGTGTCCGGGCATGGTATCGAAATATACTCCCGGCCCCTCAGTCTGCAAACCAGGGACCCGTCCGGCATCTTGAACCAGTTGACATCGTGGAGCTGGTATTTCTGCTCCTGGGCCCATAGGTCCACCAGCTCGACATTTTTAATCCAGCTCTCGGGGGCGTCTATCGCCGCCATAATACGGTCAGGCAGTTCAAACAGCATCCCCTCTATCTCCTCCAACTTTTTTGCCGGCACCGCCTCCATGTCGATGCCCAAGAGGGACGGCGCTGTGCAGAGGGATGCCCGGCCAGTGATTCCTACACAGTCGATAAGCTCCAGCCGTTCCTTGCCCGGATAGAGTCGGAGTCCCCGGCCAACCATCTGCGCATATAACGTCTCGCTCTGCGTCGGTCTGGCGACGATTACAGTCTCCACCCGTGGAATGTCGGTCCCCTCTGTGAACACCATGCAGTTGACAATGCAGGGGATCTCCCCGGCGGTAAACGCCTGGATGATAGATGCCCGGTCCTTTGTGTTGGCGGTAACTACCACCGCGCCCGAAATCCGCCGTGCAATTTCCTCCGCCTGGTGCACAGACACGGCAAAAATAAGCGTTGCGCCCACGGCCATCTCCCGGTATGCCTGGGCTATGGCGTCCGCCGTGCCCTCCATAGCCTCGTCCAGCTCACCCGGGGCATAATCGCCGTGCCTGGTATGGACGGCGGACAAGTCAAAGCCGATGTTCACCCGCCGGCAATGGATGTCGCACAGGTATCCATTTTGGATGCCCCATCGGAGGTCACGCTGGAAGATGATGTCCTGAAACACCGTATCTAGGCGTACCTTGTCGCCCCGGTTGGGCGTGGCGGTGAACCCTATGAGCTTTTCCGGGTGGAAGTAGCCGAAGATATCCCGATAGGTCCTGGCCACTGCGTGGTGGGCCTCGTCGCAGATGATCAGACCGAACTCGTCAGGTGTGAATTTGTCCAGCCGGCGGACAAGACTCTGCACGCTGGCGGAAACCACTTCCTCGCCGCGGCTGCGGCTGGATGCTCGCTCAATGCCGTAGGAACAGTCGAAGTATTTTCGGGGCTGCTCCACCAGCTCCTCCCGGTGGGAGAGAATCAGCATCCGCTCTCCATGCCTCGGAATATTGGCGAAGGTTACTGTCTTCCCCATCCCAGTGGCCATCTGCACCAGGTACGCTCCGGGCTTCTGACTCTCTATGGTGTTGATGCACTCCTGTTGATAAGGTCTAAGATTCATGTTTCCTCCTGCATAGCAAGCATCTGTCCTCACTCAGGCGGGCGGTTACGGACGCTCGTTCACTCTGTCTTCCATAGCCCGCCGGACAATCTGGATGATGTACTCGGCCCGTGTCTCATTTGGCCGGTAACGCCCCCGACGGTATGCGCTGATCGTTCCGAAGTCAATCCCCGTCAGAGCTCCGAGCTGTCTGGTTGAGAACCCGTGGACGTTCGTCTCCTCGTTGAGCACCTGCATCAGCTCCCCTCCAAGCTCCCGGCGGCGGTTCTGTACCTCTGGAACAGAGAACCCGGCTTGTCTCAGGAAACCAAGCACGTAGGGCATACGCTCATTACGGCATCCGGCCACAATGGCGGCGGCCTTCAAATAGTCATCCGTAGTCAGGCACCGTTGCTTGACAATAGGAGGCACCACAGGAAAGCTATAGCTGCCGGCCCTGCGGACGCTGGGCAGCACCTCGCTTGTCACCCAGCGCTTGAACTTCTTCGCCCCCGGCAGTTTACTGGACAGCACCAGAGAGTACAGGCCACTCTCATTGATGATGGTCATGTTTCTGGACTGGCTGCCGTCGTGGATCCCGACAGTAGCTTTATCCTCGTCATCCACGTGTCGATCGAGCGCATCCCGCGGATTGCTGTACCCAAGCGCCTCGGCTACATCCTTTCCCACCAGCCAGGGCTCTCCGTTTACTTCAATGGCGCGGATTGTTCCAAACTCGGGGTTATTGAAAATCATCAATTCGTTCATTACCTGTCTGCCTCCTTTACTGTTAGGAACCCGCTGCCGTGGGACCGGGGGACAGCGTGGGACAAAACGCTCTGCGGCCAAACACTAGGGTGACAGCGTCTTTCTGAAACCGTGGGACTGTGGGACATCAAATCGCGTTTTTTTCGCGGCTTCGTTTTACTGGTAAATTCTGAATGTATATAATTCTCTCTATATAGGACTGTGTTTTTTGTCCCACAGTCCCACGCCTATTCCAGAGACTGGTTCAGCCTTACAGCCGCAGTGGGTTGATGGCGTGGGACATGCGGTCTTTTCTGTCCCGTGTGTCCCTCACAGGGGAAGCTCGTCCGGGTCGTCTTCTCCATCCAGGTCTACGGGAGGCAAAATCAAGCAGAAGCACTCCGTCGGGATACCGTTAATGCGCTTGCCCCGGGTGTTGTTCCTCCCTCTCGTGACAATCAGATTATTTTGCTTTAGATACGATATCATAGCGGCCGTGGAGTATCCGGCATCCTGTAGAATACGCTCGAATACAGACCGTATGATATAGGCGCGCCCGTCTTCCAATGCGCCCAAAACCTCCTGATTGGGGTTTTCGGATTTGGTGCAGAGCTTGTTGCTGTTCTGCGTCACCCAGTCGCAAAGATACTTGTAGCCTCTGTCTCCGGCGCTTACAGTGGCTTTGGAGGCCAGGAACTCCGATATCTGGTCCACTGTCAAAGGCCGCTCTGTACCGCCGAGAACCCAGGCACAGGCCAGTTCATCCGCACAGATGATCGCCGCCGCTGCCATAGCTTGCTTTTCAGTTGTATCCCGGTCGGATAGGAGCTTGAACAGGTCCTTATATCGCTCCTCCACTTGGGGGATGATCCCATACTTATACAGTTCATCTACAAAGCGGCGTCCGGCAAATCCGTAGTTGCGCTTGACGATGCCGGATATCCTCATGCCATCCCGGATCACAACGCTGGATGCCTTACACTCAATGTCGATGACGCGGTTCACCGCGCCGGCCCCGCTGGTTACTCCGGTCAAGGGGGATTCTCCGGTCGTCAGAATACAGTTCCGCCATGTGGGTGTCAGATCCACGCCGCCGGCCCGGTTGCCCCTGGTACGCCCAACGCCCTGCGCCAGCTTATAGACATCAAAATGGGTTCGCCCCTTTGCGTCCTTCGCCAACTGCAATTCATCCAGGCACAGAGGCAGGTTGTTAAGAAATGCGGCCGTCTTCTCCAGCCCCACCACTGTGCCGTCGAAGGTCTTGACGTAGTTGCCCACCGCCGGGTCTCCCCATACGCTGGCGGCCACCATGAGGGCCACTGTCTTGCCGGTGCCAGAATCCACGCCCCACAGATGAACGAAAAACGGGAGGCAGTTAAGCGGCTCCAGCAGAACCGACGCGAAGGATGCTGCCAGAATGATTCTGGCGGTGGTAGACATGCCGCGCACCTCCCGCGCCACATCAACCCACTTTTGCTCCTCTCCGTGCGGCCTCACGGTGGAAAACAGTGCCTTAAAGTTGGAGTCGCCATCAAAGATCAGCCCGTCTACAAAGGGGGAGAAGCCTTCGTCCTGGATATAGCCCAGCCGGCCGATGCACTTGCGCTCCGGTATGGTGTCGTAGTTCAGATTTTCCAAGTCCGATATGTACTGGACAAACGCCCGGGCGCTTTGGCTGGTAACCGCAATCCCGCTACCAGCCAGCTCTGTGACCTTGTTGGCGTTGGCCAGTATCGTCTTGCTGATGATAAGCCTGCGCCACATCGTCCCCTTCCGAAAGGCCAGCTTCAGCTTTTCTTCGCCGGTGTCAATGTTAATCAGGCGCTCCACCGGCATGATAGGGTGGGGACATGCCAGCTCGTCCGCAAACCCATTGCGGCGGTATACGCCCAGGTCAGTGGCGTCCCAGTCTCCCGCGTTAAGCTCCAGGGGCTGCCCGGTAAAGTTCGTGACATTATCCACGTATACCGTCCCCGCCTGGGCTTTTAAGCTCTCGATGTACTTCTTATACATTGACTTGAACCCGCGGAACCCCTGATTGGCCGCGTACACAGACAATTCCTGCAGCTTTGTCTCGTGGACGAACGGCTGGCCATGGAATTGATACAGTGCCTCGTAAGGAGCTGGCGTCAAAAAATCTTTAGCTTCGTAAGTCCAGTCTCCCATTTGTTTTACCTTCCCATTTCAATGTTTTCTTCCAGCCACCATTCCAGATACGGAAGCCGTTTCACCGCCTCTGCATAGAGCGGATGAATGTAGTCAGCAGCGTCCCGATTGGGGGCCAGTGCCTTCTTTAATGCCAGCAGACGGCGGTGCTCCTCTACTACCTGGTAGTACGCAGCCGAGTCCGCCTCCTTTTTTGCATCTTCCTTCTCTCTTGCCTGGAGCCGGGCAGAAATCTCCGCCCGGCTCGGCTTATTATCAGAGAGCCCGAGATGGAAGTCCTCGTTCAGCCGAAGACACGCTTCTCTAAAACTTATGCCGAAGTAACGCATTGCAAAATCAATAACGCTGCCCCCGGCACCGCATCCAAAGCAGTGCCAACCAGCCTTATTCCCGGAATAGACCTTCAGGCTGGCGTGCCGATCTCCCTGGTGGAAAGGGCATTGAACAAAGCCGCTCCGATTCGGGGGAAGACCATACGCCGAAAAAACAGCCACCGCAGGCAATAGGTGTTTGATCTCATAGGCCAGATTATCCCCCATCTAATGCCGGCATTTCCTTTCTTAGCAGTTGAACATTGTAGAAACTGGCGGCGGCTTGGAAGCCTCGCAGTGTCAGGGCCCCCATCGTGTAGTCTCCAACACCGTACCCATTAAAGAAGAATCCAGGTCTGCCGGTGTTCATCTTGCGGGCATGCTCTACGGCGTCCCCACCAAACAGCGCCGCGGCCCGGAAATCTGGTACGCAGTTTTCCGTCCCCATCAGTACGGCCTCCTGCTCAAACAGGCCCTTGACCTGCTCCTTGTTCAAAGGGCGGTTCATGCTCTCACCCCCTTCCGACTTCCTGCCAGAAAGACCGCCATGGAATCAAGTGTTTTCCGGGGGCACTTCTGCTGATTTAACAAAGCGGTGAGCCGTGCAAAGTTAGGGTATTTCTCCTCGCTGGTCATGCTCTGACCCTCCTCCGCCCCCAGTCTCACAGCATCACGGCGGCCTTGTTCATAAGCCTGGTGTCTCAAGCGCACGACCTTATCAATGCGTCCCTGCACTACGCCAGCAAATTCTCCAAGGCTACGTTCAGCGTCAGAAATTGCCGCCGCCAAGTCTCCAGGGGCCCCCTTGCCCTGCAACCCATCACAATACGCTCCATTCATCGCGCCCAAGATCGCACGATAAGCATCCTCCACCAAAGCGTCTGGATGCAGTTCTTGTCGCATTTCAGCGACCTTTTTTCTACGTCGATAGGACATTTCATACTTGACAGTCTCCTTCAAGCCCTCTAAAATAAGGGCGGATCAACTTTTCTTTTCCCTTTAGGCCGCTTGGTGTTGCTACACCGGCGGTCTTTTTTCTTGAAAAATTCGCAAGCGGTTGGGAATTTGAAAAGGTGATAAAATTTGTGTCCCTTTGTGCTGGGGGTAGTTCCCCATTCGATAGGCCGCATTTCAAATGCAACCCTTTTGACCTCGTCCATCCTTTTTTCACAGGATCACTCAAAGAAAAGGACTGCGCCGGTCTGTTCCTCGAAAATCTCGCAGTTCGTCAGGCCCATTGCTCTGATTTCACGGTCGCCGTCGGCCAGCTCCACTAGGGCAAGGCAGGCGACGGGCTGCGCTGTCCCTCCGTCATACCCATACATGAGGTTAGAGGGGGCGGGGATAATCTGAATAATCGTTTCGTTCATGGTTCAGTTCTCCTTTTTTTATGTGTGAATTTTTGTGCATTTCCATCCAGTCTTCAAGGCGCTGCGTCACCAGTCAGCCGGAGTGATTAGGGCGATGGCGGCTCTCATTGCGGGTTCTTATAAACTCACCACCTTCATACCCGGCTTGTACTGAAATCTTCTGATCTGAACGACTTCCGCGCGCTCAACCGGCTTGACCGCTTGAGCCGCCAGATACCTCTCCACTTCGTCCTCTTTGAAACGAATGCACCGCCCAACCCGGTATCCGGGAAGCCCGTTCGGCTTCGTAGTCAGCCGATAAATGGTGTAAATACTGACTCCGAAACGTTCGGCCAGATCCTGGGCCGTCAGCATTGGCTTTTGGTTCATAGTGACTCCGCCCTTCTTATCCCATGAAGCCTGTTCCGCAATGCTCATTCCTTCTTGTAGATAACCGCATAGTTCTTCCCGTTGACCGTGATGGGGCTGGGCCTGCCGTTGGCCTCAATCCATGCCCGCACCTTCTCGACCACGCTTTCGGTATACTGGTAATCTACGCCGTCGTGCCCGTTGTTGCAGTAGGGAAGCCGTTCGCGCTCGTCCTCCGAGATATCCAGCGTGGAGATAATCGCACCAATGGCCTGGGCATGGGGCACCTTGCCGCCGGATGCCTTGGAGTAGACGCCCAGCTTTTCGGCAATAGCGCTCTTGTCGTAGGTCTGCTTCATGTCCTGGAATGCCATGCGGGGGAGGTGAATCCCATCCTCGGAATAGAAATCGCTGAGAGCCATTGCCTGATACTCTGGCTTGGTGCCCGCCCGGTCGTAGAGCTTTTGAAGGAAACTCGCCGCCCGGTTCTTGGCGTTGAGCAGCATCGCCGTGGCCCGCTTGTCGGCGGCGGCCAGCTCCTCCGGGGTCTTACCGTTCTTTGCGGTCTTTCCGCCGATAGCGGCATTCTCGCGCTCCTCCATGATATTGAAGCGGGTTACATACAGGGCAGTGAACTTCGTCCCCTTCTCGCCGGTGAGCTTGTTGGCGATGAACTCACAGCCCTTCTTGGTGACCAGGAAACAGGGCAACTCTTTCCCCTGCTCACTGGTGTAGGTGCTCGGGATAAAGAAATCTGACGGGTTGATTTTTGGGAGTTTTGACGAAAGCCCAAAATTGGGCTCTCCTGTTTTTTCCATTTCTTCGATATACCCATTGATGTCCCGGAGAAGATGTCTGTGTTGCTTCTCCACCATCTCAGCCACTTCGCGGCTGTCCAGGGTTTCCGCCTCTGCGGGGTTGTAGTTCTTGATGTTGTCCATGATGTTCTCCTTTCCAAATAGTCCAGTTTATTACCCTTCTGATTTGGTATCCTGACTCTGCACAGAAATAATCCGGGTAAGCGCCTCCTTAAAGCGCCCGGCAGCCCCATTCCAACCGTTGTGCCACCCACTGTCTCGTGCTAAAATCAAATTGGCAAGCCAGATGGGAGGTGAAACTTTGAAAACAGATAAAGAACTTGCTGTGGAGCTTATGGGTAATTATCTTCGGGCCGTTTATTCTCAGGAAAAAATGAAGGCCCTTGACCCAGAAGGCTTTAAGAAAATTTTGAACGCCTGCTATGACGCCGTTAAGTCTCTCCCAACTGAGTAAGCGGGTCTCGCACTTCTTTCAGTCGGTCGGCTATCTCACACATAGCCGCTGACAGCTCCGCCAGATTCTCCGGCTTGCTTTCCGAAACCTCGGCCAGTAGCTCCAACTGCTTGCCGAGGATTTCTTTTACCTTTGTGCTGCCCATCAGGTTCACCCCCTTTCTTACTCACCGTCCGGTTTATCGGACTTGCTCTGTGGTATTCTGGCGCTGATCAGAAACAAGTCTTCCAAGAGCGGCGTTCAGATTTTCCTCCGCGCCCTTTGGCTCCTTCCGCCTGAGGATTTTATGGAACAGGTTCGCCAACACGAAGATCTGTCTACTGATTTAGCCAACGCTATGCAAAAGGATTTACGAAAGTAGGTCATCCACCATAACAGCCAGCAACGCAACGGTTAGAAGCAAAGCTGGGGCGGCAATCAACCAGGGCCTATTGCTTTCCGGGTTCTCTCTTATTAGGTGACAAGCGGCCAGGGCAGAAAACATAAATGCCAATGCCATGATTAGATAAACCAGCAAGCGAACCGTAAGCAACGACACTCACCCCCCTTCATTTCCACCAATTCCACCCACCTCCTTCCTTATTCACCGTTTTTCTGTGTTGCGATTGTCCCGCCGATGGGTTATACTTTCCCCAAAGGGGGTATTTGCATGGTAACGACATCCATACTTAAATCTAACAACGGGGAATGTCCCTTGTGGGCTGTTGATGTATCAGTTTGCGGGTGGTATAGAGAGACAGAAGGCGGCATATGGCAATTCCTCCGAGCCGAGTGCCCTATTATTGAAAACGCAAAACTGCCTCTACATAAGCAAGACCCAAGATACAAACTGATGTTTTGTAAGGACAAATTTTCTTGTCCACTTTACTCGCAGTTCCAGCCAAAGATCACGAAGGGCATATAGCGGAACACCTTTTCGCAGGTCTCCGGTTCCCTTGTCAGTTTATGCTTTGCAATCACAAACGCCAGATCTTCCCCCAAGGCCTTAAATTCGTTCGGGCCAAGAATCTTGTCCAGTTCGTCCCCGAGCGCCGTCTGTTCGGCGCTCTTTTTCTTTTCGTCCATCGGGTTCACCCCCTTTCTATCAGTCCTGTTTATTGGACATCGTTCCCTTCATAATTGGAGTGCATCGGTAAATCCAGAATTTCACGGATGGCCTGGACTACCTTTGGCGTGGAGAGCTGTCCGGTCTTAATCTTGTACATATAAGAATCATCAAAGTACAGGCCGGTCTTGCTTCGAACTTCCCCAATCAACCAAGTCTGCGGTTTGTTCAGGTCAATCAGCCGTTTGCTGATATCCTTGCCGAACGCCGTAAGTTGTGCCATTCCATTCCCCACCTCCCTATATTGTGTTGTTGACATTTACGGAAAAGTGTAATATACTCTAGGTGTCAAGAAGAGGATAATTATAGATTTCCGTATGCCCATAATCAAATATTACCACGGTTTTCGGTAATAGTCAAGACGGTTTAATACGGAACTCTATATTTGTCGCCATGCACAAATATGGAGGGCCTTATATGTCGGATTTATATAATCGGATTATGTCTCTGTGCGAAGAAAAGGGTGTATCTGGATATAGAATGTGCAAAGACATTAAGATACAGCCTAGCATTCTGACAGATTTAAAAATGGGTAGGCAAAGCGGACTTTCAGCAAAAAACGCCGATAAGATGGCGGCCTACTTCGGTGTTTCTGTTGGTTTTCTTTTGGGCACAGAAACAAAAAAAGCGCCCGGCCTTACAGAGAAGGACAGGCGCGATGTAGCAAAGCTCGTGGAAAACATTATGAGCGATATGGAGCAGGCCGGAGATTTAAATTTTGATGGAATGCCCATGTCGGAAGAAGCAAGGGCCGCTATGGCATCTGCCATGAGAATCGGGCTTGAAGAGGCCAGAAGAAGGAATAAGGAGACATATACTCCTAAAAAGTACAGGAAGGGTTAACCATGACAATCAAGGTGCTTGCCGATAAAATTGCAAAAAGGCATAACACACGTGACCCCTTTCAGATTGCGCATGATCTTGGGTTTATCATTGTCTACACACCTTTGATGGAAGTAAGAGGATTCCAGCAGAGAATCCTGCGCAGGAATTTAATCTATATA